AAAGGAAAAAAGTGGTATAATTAATTTATAAATAACCAAACAAAAACACCAATATGAAAATAGGAATCATTGGAGCAGGAGTGCTCGGAAACACACAAAAAGACTGGCTTCTCAAAAACACAAATCACGAGGTGCTGGTTTACGACGTCAACCCGGACAAGGGCAATTCAACGCTGGAGAGCATCGCACGCCACGCGTTGATTTTTATTCTGTGCTTACCGACTGACTCGGGCAAGGACGGAAACCTAAACACAAGCGCGATCGAGAACACGGTCGCATTCATTCAAAAGCACAAGGGCGATGGACGAGCCGTTATTATTCGCTCAACCGTTCCGCTTGGATTTACGAGAACGCTGGCCGAGAAATACCCCGACCTGCAAATTTACTTCGTGCCGGAATTTCTCACAGAGAAAACCGCATGCGAGGATTTCGCAAACGAAAAGACAATCACCCTCGGCACAGACAAAGGGTTCAAAGACATGCCGGCGGCGGTCGCTTTAATGGCGTCAAAATTATTCCCGGCACAAGACTGGAAAATTCGCCGATACGAGGAAGCCGAAATGCTGAAGCTCGCGACAAACAGCTTCTACGCACTCAAGGTCACATTCGCAAACGAACTGGCCGACATTTGCGCAAAGACCGGAGTCGACTACAACGTGATAAAAAACACCCTCGCAAAAAACCCACGAATCGGATCACACCCGGGAGACAACCAAGGCCAAGACGTGCACCTCAGAATCGCACAGGACGGGAAAGCCGGATACGGAGGAAAGTGTCTCACGAAAGACACGCGCCAATTAATTGAAATCGCCAAAGAGAAAAAAGCAGGCTTCGGCTTGCTGGCCAAGGTCGACAGCATAAACACTAAGATACGCAAATGAAGTGGCAAAACCTCATGGAGAAAAGGTGCCCGGCTTGCGATAGCGAGCTCGAGGAAATCAAAGACCGCGCGATTTTGTTTGAGTGCAAAAACCACCAGTGCGGATTTTTCCTCACCAAGCGCAAATACTTTGAGATTTTAATGGACGAAAGCCACGTATTGCGCCGCTTCCTTTCCACAGCCAGCGCCGAGAAATTGGAAAACGCGATCGCGGAACTAAACAACAACGTATGAAATTAGAATGGCATAACGAAAAACGAAAGGTGGCGGACTTAATCCCGGCAGACTACAATCCAAGACTGCTCACAGAGAAAGACCGCGCCGATTTGAAAAAGAGCATTGAGAGGTTCAACGACGTTGAGCCTGTCGTTGTTAATACGGGCAGTCGCGCCAACACTTTGATAGGCGGACACCAAAGGGTCACGATTTACGCAGACCTCGGCAAAACAGAGATAGACGTTCGGGTCCCGAACAGAGAGCTCACGATCGCCGAGGAAACGGAACTGAACATCCGCCTCAACAAGAACACCGGGCGCTGGGACGAGGAGAAGCTGACGCAATTTGATAAAGGCCTGCTGTTTGACGTCGGCTTTGACAAGTTTGAGCTTTCGGCCATTTTTGACAAAAAGGAAGCCAAGGACGACGCCTTTGACGTAGAGGCCACGGTCAACAAAATCATTCAACCGAAAACAAAGCAAGGCGAAGTTTACGCACTGGGCGAGCACCGCCTTATGTGCGGCGACGCCACGAAACTGAGCGACATCCAAAGACTGCTCGGAACCGAGGAAGCGCAAATGGTATTCACAGACCCACCCTACAACGTGGCATACCAAAAAGGCACAGACGGGGAAATCCTCAACGACGACATGGCCGACCGCGCATTTTACGAATTCCTCCTCCAAGCCTGCAAGAACATAGTCGAGGTAACCAAGGGCGGCGTTTACGTTTGTATGAGCTCAAGCGAACTGCACACGCTCAAGAACGCGTGGGAGGAAGCAGGCGGACATTGGTCAACGTTCGTCATTTGGATAAAAAACACATTCACACTCGGCCGAGGCGACTACCAGCAAACCTACGAGCCGATTTTATACGGCTGGCCAGCACACATAAAAAATCACTTCTTCAACCCAGCCCGGGACATAGCCAATGCGTGGGAGGAACTCCGCGAACTGAAATCAGAGTTTGACGGGGAATACACCACAATCAAATTCCAAGGCTTTGAGGTAAAAATCAAAGGCAAAGCCGAGGGACAAGTAAAACGCAGGAAGCAGGTAACGGACATATGGCGATACGACAAACCGACCAAAAACCCCGATCACCCCACAATGAAGCCAGTCGCCCTTTGCGCCGAAGCCATAAAGAACAGCTCGGCCATTGGCGACATAGTCCTTGACCCATTCGGAGGAAGCGGAAGCACCCTGATAGCAAGCGAGAGAATGGGCAGGCGTTGCTACACGATAGAACTCGACCCGAAATACTGCGACGTGATAATTACTCGCTGGGAGGAAGTCACGGGACAGAAAGCACAAAAAGTGGCATAATAAAAGTATGGAAACACCCGAAACAACGCAAAACCTAACAGAACCTAACACAAACGGGCAGATTTGCCTTGTTTCTTGTTATGCGATAGAGACACCCGAGCAAATAAAAAAACGCAAAGAGAGCGAGGAGCAGGAACGCACCAAGCAGAAAAAGGCAATGTTCCTCGAGTATTTCTCAAAGTCGTTCGGCGTTATTTCCGACGTTTGCGAGAAAATCGGAATCAGTCGCTGGACTTACTACGAATGGAAAAAGAACGACCCCGAGTTTGCCGAGGCGGTGGCCACACACGAAATCGCTCGTAACGAGGAGGTCGAGGACGTTTTATTCAAACTCATTCGCAAAGGCGACGGACCAAGCACACGGTTCTACCTTGAAAGGAAAAATCCGAGCTACAAGCAAAAGGTCGTCAATGAGGTTTATGCAGGCGAGCGCACCCTTGAGGATTTGCTCGACGACAGCGCCGATGCGAAAATAAAAACCAAAGAAAATGGAACCGCTGACACTACAACAAAAGAGGGTGCTGGAAATGCCGGACAACCGAACGCTGATAGAGAAGCTCCTCAAGATAAGAAGCAAGAGGGGAACGCAAGTACCGTTCAGGCTTAACCAAGCACAGCAATACTACTGGGAGCGAAAGACGCGCCGAAATTTGATATTGAAAGCCCGACAAAAAGGGATCAGCAAAGTTATTGACGCCGACCAGCTCATTGACTGCATAAAAAAAAGCACGAACGCGGTCGTTATTTCGCACGAGAAAGAAGCGACGAAGCGTTTGTTTGCGGCCGTCCGTTACTACGTGGACAACATGGAGGTCAAGCCTGCCCTGTCGATAGACAGCAAGCAAGAAATGAAATTCCCAAAGAGAGGGAGCTCGTATTTTATCGGAACGGCAGGACAGCGAGCATTCGGTAGAGGCGATACCATAGACCGCGCCCACCTTTCCGAGGCGGCGTTTTATGACGACTTGGAAAAAATTCTCGCTGGTATTGCCGAGGCTTGCGAATACGGACAAATCGACATCGAGACCACGCCGAACGGGCGCAACGCGTTTTATGAAATGTGGCAAAAGGCAAAGCAAGGACTGAGCGCCTACACCGCCATTTTTATACCGTGGTTCATTGACACCGAATACTCGGCCGACAGTTTGACCGATGAGGAAAAGCGAGGACTGAGCGCCAGCGTGCGCGAAATGTTCGCGATACCTGACGACCAATTCCTGCAATTACTCACCGACGAGGAAAAGCGACTGGTGGCGAGAGTGGCGCAAGAGTATAAATTCACACTTTCCGCAGGCCAGCTGAAATGGAGGCGGTACAAGATATGGGACAAGGGCGCGTTGTTTTGGCAGGAATACCCCGAGGACGACGTCTCGTGTTTCTTACAGAGTGGCCGTTCAGTTTTCACCGCGATCACGACAGACGTCACCAAGAGAATACCGCTCGACAAATTTGACCAATGGGGAACCGAGGAGCAACGGGCGGAATTCAAGAAGCGTTTACTTTACGCTGGAGTCGACGGCGCAGAGGGAACGCTCAACGGGGACAATCACGTGTTCAGCGTTATAGACGCACCAGCCGACAGCCCAACGGCGCACGTGATTTATGAATACGCCAGCACAGAACCGATTGACGTGTTCTGGCTGAAAATCGCCCCGATTATCAAGGCATTCAAAATGCAACTGGGAGTGGAAAAGAACGGCGTCGGCGTGGCTCACGTAAAGCAGGCCAAAGACCTCGGACTGAAACACATCCAATGGACAACGAGCGGGGCCAATAGGCCAGTTATGATAACCGACCTTGAGGAAGCCTACCGAAAAGGGGAACTCGTCGAAACCTACACGGAGGCAGAAAACGAAGCTCGAGACATGATTTATACAACGACCAACCGACCCGAAGCGCAAAAGGGCAAACACGACGACCGCATATTCAGCCGAAGCATTGCGTGGCAGATACGCAAAAGACCGCGCCCGGGAGTGATTATGTTGTAGAATCAAAAAAAGTGGTATAATAAAATTAACGATAAAAACTTTATGGCTTGGCACACAAAAATAACAAA